ATGAAACCATTAACAAGTAGACAAGCTGAAATTTTAACTTTTATCCAAGGAAAGGTCGTAGAAAACGGATTCCCTCCTACCGTTAGAGAAATTTGCCAAGCGACTGGACTTGCTTCAAGCTCCACAGTTCATGGACATTTAATACACCTAGAAGAGAAAGGTTATATTCAGCGAGATCCATCTAAACCACGTACAATAAAAATTTTGAAAGGAGGACTTATATGATTCACAATCCAATAGCATTTGAAAAGGACAAATTGATTAGAGAAATAATTTTGGCTCAAAAACAAAGTGGGCACCTATTATACCACCACAATAACCACGTAGAAATCGCGCATCTTATTTATGAACATCACGGCTATAAACAATTTTTACTAGACAATCCTAGTGCGGTAAAAATTTCTTTAGAAGAATTAAAAGAGAAACATAAACAAGTAATGGATTTACTTGAACGAGTTAAAAACCTCTAAAAGCGAAATTAAATGTAATATTTACAGTTGTTGCATGAAATTGGTATGATTTAGGTATTATTTCAAGGAGGTTTTTTCATGAGTTATGACACGATTGCATCGCTACAACGTATGCAACAATTAGAACAAGCTCAAGCTGCAAATGGGAAACGACTGATTTTAAAGCGAATAAACCCTACATTAGACATTTGGTTAATTGTTATCGGAGTTATTTTGTTTATCCCTACATTAGGATGGTCTCTTATACTATACGCTCTTTTCTTTGGTATCAGAGAAATTTTCGCTAAAACATGCTTAGTACAAAACGTTGCTACTGGAGAGAAATTCAGAGTGGATAAACAAGACTTCAAACAATATAAGAGGAATTTTAAGAAGAAAGAAAAACAAGTTAGAAGAATTTCTGATTTATAATAAAAATCCCCCTCTAAATATAGAAGGGGATTTTTTAAAATATATGTTGGAGAACTCTTTTTCGATAGCACTACATCACCTAAGTAACAATGTAGTAGAAAAATTAGAACAAACAGTGCGCTATCAAAAAACAACATGTAAAATATACAATATTTAAATGTAGAATGTCAATATACTCTTATTTAATTTCTACATAATAAGAACTAGCTGTAATATAGAATACGCTACCTCTACTATTCTTTACTTTATATTGTGAAGAGCCATTTACAGATACTTTATCAAGGATTGTAAATCCTAATCCTTCATCCACAGTTCCTGCTACATCTCTATCAGCCCAGGAAGCTTTTGAATAGAAGCGTAAGTCATTCACTTTAGAAACTACACGTTTGCCTTCCACAGATGACGATTCTTCTTTATAGCGAATGTATGATGAATCGTTATAAACCCACTGATTTCCTCCAAGATTCAACCAGTTTCCTACTTTACCCCAGACTTTATATGATTCACCTTTTTGTAATTTACGAATAACACTATTTGTTGTGGATGGACCAGAACGAAGGTTTACATTGTATCCATCAATATACGCTACTCCCACTTCATTAATAATACCAGGTACTTCATTTGGTTGCTGTGGCTTTGGTTTAACTGAAATAGAATCTCCAGTATATGCTTTTAATACATCAGCACGAAACTTTGATTCTGATACACCATGACTGCGAAGATAATCAATCGGATCTTCGTGATCTGTGCCGCCAAGTTTATACGTAATGTCTTTATGCGTCCACAATCCAATGGATGGATCAATGTTTCTATCACGTAAAATCTTAGCTAGTAGTTTCACATATCTCTCATAGGATTTTTTAAATTTAATAGGGTCACTAGTTTCAGAGAGCTCTACATGAACAAATCGTTTATTGGCTGCTGGTCCTGCTCCCCATGCTTGATACTTAGTAGAAGCAATTTGAATTGTTTCATCCCAATCTGTTGCATAATGTACAAATGCGGAACGCCATGTTCTCGCTTCATAATTTCTAATATTAATAGCAGGTGCTTCCGGTGTCGCTGTGGAGTGTGCTACTACTCCTTCATATGCACCTACACCATATCTATATCCTTGCTTTGGTAAATCTGGGATAATCATTTCTCTATCTGCAAAAACACTTCCTACAGATGTTAATAGAATAATAGAAGCGGTCACAACTGAGCTTAATACTTTAATAGTCTTTTTCATTTTACATATTCCCCTTTTTCTTCATGGTCTGTCCAAATACCTAATGAAACACCTACCGCAAATACATAAGGCAATAATTCTTCAATAAAGTTTTTGGCTTCTGGCATTCCAAACTTAGTAAATAGAAATCCAAGCAAAGAAAAAACCGCAATCCAGGTACGCCAGTTGCGGAATCGTTTTTTGATATTCTCTTTTGACATTTTACATGCCCCCTTTCAACAGCAATCCAATAAGTGCTGTTACAATTGCTCCGATGATGATTCTAAGAATCCATGTAGTATTGGCGCTAATTTTCTCAATGCTTTCTTCGATTTTCACAACTTTACTCTCAACGACAGCCAGACGTACCTCTATGCCTTGAACCTTCGTTTTGTTTTCTTCGCAATCTTTACATTTGTCCACTGTTATCACCCCATTCCAAAATAAAAAAGCCTGCTTATGCACGCTTAATCTGTAATATCTAAATTAAAAAGTTAATTGCAATATGAATTGTATTTCCACTTTGAACACCATTTACGAAAATTCCACCATCACTTTTAACTGTAATTTCACAAACTGTTGGTCCATTGCCATAAGCGAGTGCTGGGAAAGCGATGTTTTGCACAGGACGAAACCCAACCGGAAGGACTGCGAATATTGTTGTATTTGCTGGATTTCTAACAGATCCAATGACGGATATCTGCTCACCGCTTCTTTTATATTTCAAAATTCTATCGGGAACATTCTCTACCCCAGTTGTAGGAAGGTTAATCCATCCAATATCAGTCGCCTGTTTAATTGTTCCATCAGTTCGAATTTCTACTCTTTTGGACCAATCCCATTCATCACCTTGCTCTTCTGTAGAAGGAGCGATAACAAGTTGGCCTTGTGCACCTTTATGAAGAACTGTTTTATACGAACGACTACCAATTACGATAGCATTATCAGTATTAAAATGAGTCGTTCCCGTATACGTACCGCCTGTTTTAGGTACAATCTCTTTCTCTAATACCAAACGAGACCATTCGGACCACTTACCACTGTTATTTATTCGAATATAAATTTCATTCCAGTTTCCAAGCAGTGTAGCTTTTTGGACAAGAGCTGCATTACTGCTAGATTCTACGGCGACAAACCATGTATATATTGAATTATTTGGTGTATTTTTGAGTTGGCTTCCTACATAGAATCCAGATTTTACAATTGTATTCAAATCTATATTTGCAGCCAGATCAACGGAACTTCCATCATCGTCTGTAACCTTCCACAGTTGATATTTCTGACCTGTAACTGCTGCTGTCAATTCGTTTATACGTTTATTAGCTTCATCAATTTGCTTTTGATACCCTTTAACCATTTCAAGGGCTTTATCAAACTCTGAAATGTAATTTTCAATTTTAATATTCCCTTCTTTTACATCTCGTCTTAATGTAATACGAATGTCTGGTGTACTCATTCGTTCGTTACTTTTTTCGAATACAAAATAAGCCGTCCAATCATCCGATGTAGAAACAGCTTGAGATGTAAACGAATATGAAAACACACCATTCTTTGCATCAACTATTTGAGCATCATCTCGAATGAATACTCCTGTGTGATTTGTCGCTTCATATTTAACCACATACCCTGTTAAATCCACCTTCTCCCCTTTTTCTCTTACGTTCACCGTAAGCTTCAATCCATTCTTGTCATTTTGCCGAGAACGAATTGTTTTTGTAAACACAGGATCTGCTAAATCTATCATAATTTCCTCATTTCGCATAACTACACCTCTTTCTAGCTACTCCGTTTCACATGTCTAAATGGCTTTTTCTGACGTTTCACCCTGTTCCTATGCTTTATATTCCCTTTAGGTGTTAATGGCTCTAATTCTTCCAATCTAGCATCCGTTTTTATCACATGCTCTTGAAATGCGCTTGTCAATTGTGAAAGCATCCCGTATAGGCCTACACCATTTTCTTCTGCTTCCTTTGGAATAACTAAACCATAATGTGTAGGAATTGCATCTGTAGTAATTACCGGCTCTCCTTCTTTACGATTCATACGCATCTCATACAGTTTGGGAATATCGGTTTTCAAATTGTACTGTTTAATTTCCCATTCCATTACCTTTTCAAGTGCGCTGAATGCAATAGGACGGATATTGGTTTTATATGTTTCTTTAGAAGAAACTTTGAAGTCTGAAGCAATTACTCCTTGATAATATGATCCAAGAGCTGTCTTTATTTGAATATAGCCATTTTCGTAACTCGAATTTCGTATCATAGCATTTGGAAGTATGATATCTGTATCTCCTCCAGATGACACTCCAATACTCGCAATCCAATTGTCATTACGATAAAAGCGGAACTGATCTTTGACTTTAAACCTCATATCAGTTTGAGCATTTAGGACAATCATTTTGTCAGCATCAAGCATTGCATTCCCTGTTTGCGAAAAGTATAAAGAAGCTGCATTCAAGTATCCATTGCCATCGAGTCCTTTTGTGATTCCAATTCCACCAGACTTAACGCTCGTATCTGAGAATTGGTACACCATAATAGCCCCATTTGCCCCTGTGGAATCTGAATCTCCGCCTAAAATAAGAGTAGGTTGTATTTCATTTCTACTATTTTTGTAATACCCTACAAACACCCTTGTTCTAGATGACTCATACAAGCGTATGAATTGCTTTGAAATATTTACATAGTTCACACTATCTGAAGTTCGTAATGTTGCACCTGTTATTTCTCCACCTTGCACAAGATTTCCACTCAACGTACCTGCAGTAATAAAATCAGCAACAATTCTTCCATCACTTGTAATGGCAGTTCCGTATGGTCCATTCACCCCTGTGGAAGAATACCCTAATCCATTCAAATTCCATTGCCAAACCTTTTTAGCACTTTTTTCATCTTTCGTATCCATAATTAAAATACGATCTGGATAAATACGGACATGTCCTCCGAATCCTGAATTAATAAGGCTTGTAGCATTCGCTTTTGCTGCATCCAAAATAGAGCCTGGCATATTGGATAACTCTTCTTGTACCAGATCAACTCTACCGGAAACGTCCGTAAAGGATTCTTTGAAGTTACCAATGGTTATATCCAGATACTCTTTTTTTATTGGATCATATTTATAAGCAATTACCTTCGCCTTTATATCAATACCATCTTCTTGATGCTCAACCGTAACCGTATCTGCCATATAAACACTCTGTAAATGCTTATAATCCTTATACTCTTCCGTTTGTGATAACTCCTGAAACTTAACGTTATAATTCGCTTTAGGCTGATCAACCTTTTGAATAGCAAACATATCCTTAGCTGCCTGGCGTAATAACCTATATGCTTCTTCTAACGGAACTGCATCTTCATCGTCAGCATTTTCACCAATAGCTGCTTTAATATGTTTAAACTCAACCACTTTAATTTTAGGATGAGGATACTTATTTATAAGTGGGCTATCCACATACTTTTCAGGAAGAAATAACCCATCAAAACCTTGTGGCATGATTCTAGTTATGGGACTTTTCCAATCCACATTACCTTCATATCCTAATAAATCTTTCTTATGGCGAATCACTACTCCACGATCCATACCACGATTTTGTAGCATCTTCACATCAAAATTATCTCGTTTTAATTCGCCGCCCCAACGATTAACAAATGAATTATCTTGACTAGAATCCAATAATGCTTCCACAGGATTTTTTCGGACAATACGTGCACTAGCTATCTTTGGTACATCTGAATAAAACTGAAAAGGATGCTTGTATTGGCATCCTGCTGACATACGATTCATAGCTCCATTACCATTTGTTGTTTCAGCAAAAATGTCTTCAATTAGATTTTCTGTTAAGTCATAAAAAATGTGATAACATTGCGCTGTAATCTCACCCATGCTGACTTTAGGAGCTGCCACTCGAAATAGTTGTTCACCATCAGGAGTTGGAACTTTAATGATGCTCATTCCCTCTATTTCCAGACCACGTGGTGCAAACAATGGATAACTAAATGAAAATAAAAATAAACCATTGAGTTCTTCCTCAACAGTTGCGTTATAAATATGTTTATCTAAAGCCCCTATACCATTGTGTGTAAAATCAGTCTCATTTGGTTTATATAAAGTAATCATTTATATCTCCACCTAGGTCGAATTTCCATGAATTGAATTGCTCCTGACCACTCTATTGTATTTTCTCCCACGCCCAATATAGGGAACTGCCCAACCATTTTATTATTCATTGATATGGTATCGGTATATGCTTCAAGTACTTCTGAGTCTATGACAACAGAACCATTCACATCTTTTATTTGAAAAGAGACGTCATTGATTGTTAAACGGAAAGTACCATTTCCCACAATCCAAAACTTAGGATCAGATTCAATTGTACCTGGATTATAAATTACACCAGGTTTGGTGAGCTTTAGATTTACATCCTCTGTATATTCAAAGGGATCTAGCTTAAAATCCACTTCAAATTCACCGTGTTCTTCAATTTCATTTACAATATCCCCTACTACAACATGCTTAATTTTTCGATACACATCATCATCAGTAAAATATAATGTCTTTCCATTCATCAACCAAGCCTTCATGCGTCGCACTAACGGCTTAATATTCTCTTCTTCAAGCATATTGAACTTTATTTTTAAAGGGACATCTTTAAACGCCCCTTTTTTTGTAAGTGAACCATGCCTACCAGACACTTCAATATGTTCTACTTCTTGTTCTGCTGTAGGAATAACAGGGCGCTCTACCATACATATTCCGTAGTCACTTGCCAACTGATTATCGATACCTATGTCTAGCAATTTAAGTCCTCCCTATTCCTATTTTTGAATTACGCCCTTTTTGAGCAAGTGCATCATCTATTTTTCCGACCATGCGGTCGATATCACGATCATCCCTCACTGAAGGATTATAAATATTAATTACAGTTGGTTCAGTAGACATCGTTGCTGCAATCCCTTCACCAATCTCGCCTAATGTCTTTTTATTCAACGGTAAAACTGCTTCTCGCCCCGCTTCTCCTGCACCTTGCAACTGACCATTACTCATTCCAAAGATAGTTGGCCGAGTAAAAATACCACCTTTTGCACGCCATTGCACATCGATCCCAGATGGAAAAGTAATGTCTTTACCCAAAATATTTTTCGTACTAGTCTGCAGACTGAAGTGTGGCATTTTAGGCATTTCCGGTTTCGGAATCTTTAATTTCAAATCACTGAAAAACCCTTTGATTTTATCAATGAATCCCTTTACTTTATCTACCGCATCTTTTATCGGATCAACGATAAATCTCTTTGCTGCATCAAATTTTTCTTGCGCTGCATTCTTTACAGAATCAAATTTTTCCCGTGCCGTATTGTACATATCATTGAACTTCTCTTTTGCAGAATTATAAGCTGAAATCACTGGATCAATAATATATTTATAAACTAGATTCCATGCCGTAAGTGTATAAGATTGGATTTTGGCCCAATTACCTAGTATCCAATTCGCTAAATCATTCAATTTTTCTTTCGTTGCATTCCACAATTCCTGAACAGGCTGAATGACATATTGTTTTACTAGATTCCATGCTGCAGAAGTATATGATTTAACTGTTTCCCATTGTGAATTTAGCCAAGAAACTAAATCGCCAAACTTTTCTTTAACCCAATCCCATGCTTCTTGAACAGGTTGAGTAATATATTGTTTAAATAAGCCCCAAGCAACTTGTGCAGCAGCCTTTATAAGTTCCCACTGCGTACTAAGCCATGTGACTAATTCACCAATTTTCGCACTTATCCAATCATACGCTTCCTGTATCGGCTGTATAATATATTGAGATATTGCCGCCCAAGCAATTTGTGCCCCTGCTTGAATGAGTAGCCAACCTGCTTCTAAAACTGTGGAAACTGCTGAAATAATCGGATCTAAAACTGTGAGTATTGTATCCCAGGTTTCTTGCCAAGCTGTCTTTAATTGATCCCAAATAGAAGTTGCCGTTTCAACAATACCCGTCCACAATCCACTGAAAAATTCACCTAAAGGAGACAATATACTATCTGCTAATTCAATGAATGAAGACCATGATTCTGAAAAATAATCAGTAATACCTGTCCAAATTTCCGATGCTGTATCAGAAATTCCAGTCCATAGATCAGCAAAAAATTGACCGATAGGTTCAAAGAACTCATTTACCATATTTAAAAAATCTGACCAGGCTCCAGAAAAGTAATCAACTGTGGATGACCAAGCATCTTCACAAGTTTGAACTATGCTATCCCACAATTCACCAAACCAATCTTTAAACTCTGACCATTTTTCAGAAAGCCAGTCGGTTATGGCACCCCAATTCTGTATGGCCCAAATAGCACCCGCTATTACTGCAGCTATCCCGGCAATAATAAGCATAACTGTTCCAATCGTTGTACCTAGCGCTATACACGATACAACTACAGCCGCAATAATAGGAGCCAAAAGACCGACTACAGCCGTTAGTCCTACAAAAATAAACGTGAAATTTTGAATCGGCTCTGGTAATTTAGTAAACCCATCCACTAAAGTCTTTATCCCCTCTACTACCGGAGGTAAAACATCTTTAGCTAATTCAGCAAGTTTTTCTCCAAGTGGTTCAAATGCTGCTTGTGTTTCCCTTAAAGCGCTCTGAAATTTTTGTCCGAATGATTCTTCTTGGAGCTTTTTCATTTCTTCCATTTTACCTTCGGTTTTCCCTAATCCACCGTTTAATTCGTTTAGACCTAATACAGCTTTGGCGCCCATGTCTTCCCAACGAGTAGCAAACAAGCCAACTCCAATTTGATTCTGTTTTACCTTGTCATCCATTCCTTTTAAATCATTTAGAACAGCATTGAATACATCAGCTGCAGTTGCTTTACCATCATTAAATGATTTCCAAACCCCTTGAGTTTCTTCGGAAAGATCAGCAAACGCATCAGCCGTACCTTTAGATCCGTCCTGTACTTTCTTTCCGAATTCGGCAACTGTATCATTGATGTAATCGAGATTATACGATCCATCTCGAGTTCCATTTGCTAATATATTGAACATCTCTTCAGCTGAGAATCCTGCTTGTTTGAAGAGGGGAACATATTCTGAAAGGTTGTCAAACAATTCATCCGAGTAATTAAGACCCTCTTGGGCAGCTGCTGCTAATAGATCAAATGTTTTCTCTGTAGATAATCCAAACTGACTCATTACTTGTCCGGCACCACGAGTAGCTTCATTTAAGTCCACATCATAGACTTTAGCTAATGTTAAAACATCCTCCGATGCCATTTGCAATTCCTCATACGGGACATCACGCATATTTTGAAAGACTTTTATAAGCGCATTATCTACCTCTTCAAGATTTTCACCAAAACCTTTTTTCCAAGTATCCACAGCAATCTTTTGAAGATTTTCGGCACCTTTCCCAGTCAACCCCAATGAAGCTTGAATTTTTCTTTGAGAATTATCAAACTCAATTGCAGTATTCACAACCGATTTTCCAACCTCAATTAACTTTTGAGATACGCCTTGTAGTATTTGAGTGGCTTCCATCATATTGTGTAAATCCAACTTCTTACCCAATTGCTCCATACCATCTGCAGCTTGGGAACCACTTTGACCGACACTATGCAACGAATTCTCAAATTGCTTCAATGTAGTTTTAGCTTGATTTAACTTTGCCTCAAGTTGCTGCACTTCAGTAGAATTCTCACCATACACACGCTTCGCTGCACTTAATTGTTGTTCTAAATTGTGGACAACTCTATCGGTCATTTCCATTTGCTTACTTAATTGTTTCTGTGCCAATTCCAACTTATCAGCTTCACTAGCGTTTGCTCCTAATTCAGCATTTTGAAGTTTGAATGAGCTTGTCAAACGCTTCTGTTCAGCTTCAAGTTTCTTAGAATTTTCTTCTAAATCCAGTAAAGTACCGCGTGCTTCCCTCGCTTCAATTGCTTGCTCAGAAAGACCTTCATTCACTCTTTTCATTGCATTATCAAGAGAAGTTTCAGCACGTTCTGCATCTAGCAATTTACCGTACATCTTATTAAGTTGTTCAGCGGTTGTACTTGTGTCCTTGGACATCGCTTGATATTCAGAACGCAACATAGCTGTACGTTTCTTGGCTGCTTCCATTTGAATTTCAAGCTTCTTCTTTTCAGCAAGAAGTTTATCAGTCATCGTCGCATCTTGGCCCATTGCTGCAATATGATTTTTATATTCTTTCGCTGCATTATTCATAACCATATTGATTTGTTTCAATGTATTTGCATACTGAACCTGGCCATCCATTTTAAAATTAAGGACGACGTTTCTTTCTTTACTATTCCCTGGCATTTTCTCACCTCATTTCTTATAGGAATGGTGTTTGATCTAACGTGTAGATTTGTTTTGGTTTCTGCTCATGTAATGCATCCGGATTGTTGTATCTGAGATGCATGATGAATTGCTTTAAAAAATGTGCAGGTGTGATTTTCCAGAAGTCATCCATACTTAAACCCAGCAACGTATTACCGACATAAAAATAAAAATCCCAGTCCAATTCGGACTGAGATTCCTCGTTTTTAGTCAGTATGTTTTTTACTTTTTTTCTTGCTTCAGCTTCTCCATATCAGAATTCTGGAAAGTTTGGCCACTGAAGATTTCGTATACAACGATGAAGATGTCAGGTAAATCATTCATAGGAATGGCACCTTTAATTTCATCTAATGTACATTCCGTACCACCACTACGTACCATCGCATAAATTAATGCACGCATCAATTTCGCTTCATTTTCTCCCAGGCTAAATTGTCCTTTTCTTAACATATCATTCATTTCTTTTTCAAATTCATGATAAGGTGTTCCAAATGCTTCTTCCACATAAGGAAAAGATTCAAAAGTGAAAATAACAGGGATTGAGACACCCTGTATCTTAATGCTATTTCTAGTTATATTTACATTTACTAAATCACTTAAACGTGCCATAATTACCCTCCTTATTTACCTGTTTGAGTCGTTCCACCTAGCTGCGCTAGTTGAGATTCATCACAAATTACTTGTTTTAGGAAATCTTCAACTTTGATTCCTGTTGCATCAGGGGAACCTGTATCTAATTCAGCTTGTGTTACATCATTAAATAACAATGGATCTGCTGTAATTGTGTAGGCAGTGTCATCCACAGTCATTTCATCACCTTGTGTTTTCCAAGATTCCTCTACTGGAGCAACTGTACATTTTGGGTACCAACGTAATATTTTTGTTCCATCATTTAAAGGGAATACAACTCCTACTGCGAACTTTGGATACGCCTTCGCCTTCGCTGTTTCAAAAGACACACCTTTTTTACGTGTTTTAGCAAAGATTTTATCTTTTACTTCACGATTTAGACCAGCAAGATTAAAAGCTAATCCAAACGCTGTATTTTTGACAATGTTAATAATTTTTTTGTTAGATGCCCACTTTGTAAAATTAGTAGAAGTAGTGGAAATCGTTAAATCAGAAATATTCGTTTGTCTATAAACGATATCCTCATAAGTTGGTAGTGCACTAGAAGTTTCATTTCCCTTCATCAAGCACAGATATAAATCTTCAATCCCTACGGAATATTGAATTTCTTTATTTTCAATTGTCATGTATATCATCCTCACATTCTATCTATTATTTTTTGTGCCATAATATCAGCAATTTTGTCACCTTCTGCATCAAAGGTATTCTGAACAAAATGTTTCCCTTTCACACGGCCCTTACCATTTGCTTTTTTATGGCCATGTTCAACTAAGTACCAATACCAAGCTTCATCTTTAAATTCCACAGATACACGATCATCTTTCACAACAACCTTTAGGCTATCCCTTAAATGCGTTCGCTTGTTTTTATTGGAGGCTTTGATTTTTGGTTTTAATTTACTAGCAAAATACTTGGCTGCTTCATCTAACACATCCAAACTTACTTTTTTATTCACCCGTAATAGCGTATTGATATCTTCTAAAGCTTCAGCAAAGCCATTGTTATTTGAAGCCATTACTGGATACACCTCACATACGTTATAAACTGCGTGATAGTGTCGTCATTCTCGTCATAACCCATTCCATCAAACTGAGAATAAGACACGCCTACTTCATTAAAAACAGCCTTTAATGGCTCATAATCTTTTTCAGTTCCATTTGTGATAACTGCAATTTGATAAAGTGGCATATCTTTTAGAACCTTATTAGAAGCCCTCTTATGTTGCTCATTCACAAATTCATACACAATATAAGGGTAATCTACCCCTGTAGGAGCACTATCACGAGAAACTGGAATACCAGATTTCTTCATAAGACTTCGCAACTGTTCAAAATTAATTTGCATACGATAGTGACACCTCCATCAATCGGTCTTCTTCTTTTACATAAATGCGCTCAATGTTATAAATACGGCCACCAACTTTTACGCGATAATTCTTTTGATTGTTTTCAATGTCACGATCAATACGAACTTCAATTTTCTTTACAATTTCATTCGTATCTTTTGTTGTGAATTTATCAGTGGCCGTAACTCCAATGTTGTTATATCGAATTTTCCGTTCTAATGGATATCCCATCACAACACGGTCATTTTCCGGATCTATGGTCTCTCCTAATTTAAGTAGCTCACCCATCCATTTGAGTTTATTCGTCTTTCTCTTCATCGGCATAAACCTCCTGGACAAAGAACGGTGTTAAAGCATCAAGCGCCTGTTCTAATTCTTTTTCAGAGACTCTGTAATCATAGATAAGACCAGCGACCATAATAATTAAATACTCGGTCTGTTTGCCTGTCGCGTTCTTTACATAAATCTTTGCTTGTTCAATATAAAAAGAGAGCAAAGAATCATCCATGCCCTCTTCCCAATGAATATGAGATTTTAATTTCTCGATTAAGTCATTCATATTAAGCACCTGGCTTAGTTGCACCCACTTCATAACGGTAAACAGCTGGCTCGAATGGGGAGTAAATTAATTGTCCATCGATAAGGTTGTAAATTTGGAATCCAACCTTATTTGTGCCAGAGAATTTTTCAATTAATTTTTGTAACTCCATACCACCACTTACTTCTTGAATATGGAACGCTTTAAAATCACCAAAATAGAATACTGGTTTAGTTGGATCAGTACCGTCTGCTGCATCAGTAAAATCAACTGGATGGCCAAGTAATTTATAACCTACACCATCTTGTGCTTCATGAAGAAGTGGACGACCTTGTTTATCAGTCATATCTTCAAGAACTGTTAATGCCGCACGATTAATAATCCACATTGCTTTCTTTAATACTTCAGTAACAGGTTGTCCTTTTAATTTAACTAATTGGCTATAAAGAACTTGAGACCATCCCTCTTTATTTAAATCAACTGGAGTTGTTTCATAGTACGCAACTGCTTTCTTAGCTAATGCACCAGGATTTTCATTCCCTTCATCATTACCATTGAACATGTAGTTAATTTCTTTACGTACGTATGCTTTTTTCAATTCATCAATAACGATTTGTTCAATTTTCACACCTGTACGTTTTAATAATTTTTTAGTAATTGTTGCTAGAGCATCAAATTCCGCTGGATCTAAATCAATTGAATCGAATTCGATATCTGTTTCAGGGATTTCTTTACCTGATTTTGCACGCTCTGTCTTACTAACATTAGCTGACGCCTTCTTAACAAGAACAGGGTATTTTACATCAGCATCTGTTTGTACATATGAACCGTATTTACGTAACAGATTTTCTTCTTGCGCATACGTAATTACTTCTTTTGCAATTTCAACTGGAACAGTAACGGAACCATTATTAATTTCAATTCCTAATGAACGTGCTTCCATTTCTGAAATATTACCCACAACAAAATTAGCAAATGCTGAACGAATTTCTTTATTTCTTGCTTTAGTTGATACTGCATTACGAGTAGATAAAGCTGACTTAATGGCGATCATAGCTGCTTGACGTTGTTCCGAACTTACACCACCAGTACCTTCTGGATTTCCAGATCTTCCTTCTCCACCTTCTCCAGATCCAGATGAGCCCTCATCTCCAGAAGAACCGCCTTCATCGTCTTCTCCAGAACCCTCACCTTCGTCACCTTCACCATCATCTTCAAGGTTGGCTAGAGCATCCGCGACTTCTTGTAATTGCTTATTAATTTCATCGATTTCTTCTTGAATTGCCGGTAAATCTTCAGCACGTAATTCAGGATTTTCAACCTGTGTACGTAATTCTACTAATCTTTCATTGCTTCGTTTTTGTAATGCTAATAATAATTGTCTATTCATTTTACTTTTCCCCCAGGATTTCATTTATTTGTTTAATCATTTTCATTCGTTGTTCTATTTCTTTACCAATCTCTTTACTGCGAACTAAAGATACTTCCGTATCGTCATAAGCTGGTATTGAAACAACCGATATTTCATAAAGTTCTACTTCTTTAATGGTCCTTAATGCTGGCTCAACATTGTAATCCCAATTCTCTTCTGTTATCCAAAATCCAAATGAGCATTGGTTAATATCTCCCCTAGACATACTTTCAGCTAAATCTCGACCAACAGATGTATTAGGTAATTCAATTTCGAATTTAAGTCCTTTTTCATCCTCTTCTAGTCTCAATGTGCCGCTTTTTGTTCTACCCAGGACATTATCCCAATTGTGATTGAATAACGCTCTGATATCACCATTCTCAGAAAGAGACCGAGCAAATGCACCATGTTCAATAACTTCATCAAACCAACCACCAATAGTTGTCTTTGAATTAAATACGGCTGCATAACCCGTTATCTTGGAAGGTTGTTCTTCCGTAGCATCCCTGGTACTTAATTTGGTGATGTCAAATGTCCGTGTTTCCTTTGTCTTTGCCATTTCCATCACCTCCCTTCAGTGAATCATCTGTAGCTTGTTTCTCACCAATTTTTGATAAGTCATTTGAAATATAAATCGCTTGTGATTCAGGTGTATTTTGCATAGGGAATCCAAGCATATCCGCAACATTATCTGGCGATGTAATTCCTGTCCGAACAATGTTGTAAGCAATGTTTGTTTTCATGCTATAAGTAACAAAATCAAGGATATTTATTTTGAATCGAATACGTTTCCCCGAATTTTGGCCATAAAAAAGAAGACTCAAGTGGTCTTCAAAATTTCTCATTATCGGTTTGACTGCTTTGTTATGCAAATACATCATCGCTTTCTCAATATCTTCTTTGATTAAAGCGGTATATGTATCCACATTTATGCCTAAAAACTTACCTAAATCCTTCTTGTATACATTTAGATATGCCAAAGTCTTTTCATCGTCTAGCGGGCTTTTAAGCGTTTCTATAGAGTATCCTTTTCCAAGTGGAATCATTTTAACAGACCTTGCATCATCAATGGACTCCAACTGATCTAAAATAGCGTTAATAAGTTTAGACTGTGCTGCGTTTTGTGGATTAATATGAGCATCTAGCTTAAGTAAGAATGCTAATAAACCACCTTTTTTATATTTATCCGTTAAAGTTTTCTCAGCTGACATAACTCCTTCAAGTGTATCTTTTCCTAACTCAAGAATACCTTTACCTTTTAAATGATCAACCCCCATATTTTTCATATGACGAATCATAAATGACGGAATTTCCTCTCCATTTACTTTAAAATGCTCTACCAATCTATCATCCAATTCTGTATAAACATTAGATGCTAGATGTAATTGGTCGCCATCCAAAACTGGAAAAGCTTCACCTTGAAGTAAATAGGTATTGGTCATTAATTTAATGAATTCGGACCGTGTAAGATAATTGTTAGGACTCTTTAAAATTTTAAGAGCTGAATCATTTTTAATTTCCTTACCATCTTTGTCTTCCACAACAATCTCAGCCAGCATCATTTGATTACTTATATCTTGTAGTAACTCATAAACATCGCTAGACTCTAAAATATTATCGTCATTGACGTATCTCCCACCATATCGGATAGTATTGTTGAACATATCTTCAAACCAACCACGTTTTTCAGCTTGTCGATACAAATAATTTGAAAACATACTCCGTAAGCCCATTTTCTCACCTTCTTTCTATCTATAAATTTCATCAATTAATTCATCCATGCCTTCTTCAGTTATGCTATCCATAACCATCATCGTTTCTTTATGAGCACATAAAAAAGCAACAAATCCATCAATCTTCTTTTTGGACTGTCGCTTACTTGGCGCCTTCATCCCATTAATATTTGTTACTACTACAACATTAAGAGCACAATAAACAAACAAAGGATTATCGGTCATTATACGTTTTTCATAAATAAGTATTTCTGAATCATCCATCATTGCATTCATAACGTTAGGCCACTGACTTACTGAGATACATTCGAGGCCAAGATTCTCAAGTTTTTCAATTAACTTTTGTGACATCGCTGGGTCATAGTTTATTTGCTGCACATCATATAAATTCATGCATTCTACAATGTAATCCATAACCTGATCCTGGTTTATCATCTTTCCATCACAAAAAGTAACAAAACCACGTTCAGCCATATAAGTATATGGAACGTTATCTTCCTTCTCGCGATGTTCGATATCTTCATTAGGGACAAAATACATTTGTTTAACTTTTAAAATAGACTTTCCATCTTCGGTATAACCAGTGTTAGGGAAATTCAAGCTCACACATGTTAAATCGGTTGTTTTCGATAAGTCTAAACCGATATAGCAAGTTTCACCTGTTAAATCACCCAGGTCTTCCACAAGAACATGTTCAACTTGCCCTTGTTCAAAGAAATTTTCAGCTCCATTTACGAATACGTTCAAATGCTTAGAAAGGAACTCAGCTTTTTTATGCGCTGAACGTGATGCTGAGATAAATTCTGTTTCAAGTGCACTCATCGTTACAGACACACCGATATTTGGGTTGACCATTGCCCAAACATTACGATCTGTCCAGTCATAATTTTTATTTGGTTCATAAATCATAACGAAACTTGAATCATTATCGTCACGTTTCAATACTTCTTTCGCTTCACGATATACTCGCATACCAACAGATGAAGAACCTTTACCAGCCGTTGATATATTAAACATAATCGGCTCAGCACGAGAAACCTGTGCTGATTTAAAGTTGTCGTATTGATCCATGTTTTCTTGTGCATGAAGTTCATCGTTTAGGATGAAGTGTGGATTGGAACCCTCAATGGATTGAATGTTTTTACTCATAACAATGAATTGATTCTGATAAGCTAAATCATCACGAATGTAGTCATAAGTCACACTGGAAATGGTTCCTTTTGGCCCTTTATAAATGTGTGAACAATCCATTAATACATCATGGTTCATAATTGTTGCTGCAAATGGCTTCGCTGCATATTGAGCCTGGTTAAAATCACTCGCACAACAGTAACAATCGGCACTAAGTACTCCTTCACCGTACATCGCATAACCAAGAGCACCAACACCGATTAAAGTTTTACCATTCTTCTTAGGAACCTGAATATAAGCTTCACGAGTAACTCGGACAATTTGTCCTTTTTCATTTTCATGTACCCATCCATAGATCCAGGAGTAAGCAAACTTCTCCCAATCTTCCAGGATAAAAGGTTGTCCAGCCAAATCACCTTTAGTATGACGGACAAACGTTTCAACCCAATCCATCATTTCATTTGCTCGGTCCACATCGAACCAAATGTCTTTACGCTTTTTCCATTTATAATACCTATCAACCATCGCTTTGATAGTATCAGGGTATTTTTTAGGATTCTTTCTTACCTTTTTCGCATAAATATCTGCATAATTAATGCCACGTTCAATCATTTTGCACCACGCCATTTATTACGATGTTCATCTAATTCACTAACTTTAGCTTTTGGTTTCTTTAGCTCTTCATCTTTTCTAACAGAAGTACCACCGGTAACAATCTTACCTGGTTTAGATTTATTAGTGAGCCCTAACAAGTCTAATGCTTTTGTTTTCTTGTCAGACCAGGTTTCTACTTGCTGGGCCAAAGGGTGCTTTGAATTATTTGTGGCACCAACTTTATTTGTATGCCGCTGCGTAGCTGGAAACCCTTTTTCTTTCCATTCGATAAACATCGTCATATAAACTTCGAAAATATCTAAATAGGATTCAATTAATGGATCTAAAGTAAGGGTGTAAATATCTGCATCACGCATGATTTTCAATATCCGATTTTTCTCAGCTTCTGTTTTATCGGCAACAATTTTTTGACGCTCTTTTTTCGTAGACATTTCACACCCCCCTTTATTTTTTTAAAATGTTGTCTAACGATAGAGATGCCCCCTACGCTACCTATCCTCCCCAGAGGAGAAATTTTAATTTTTGATAGGGGGGCTTCCGAAATAACTCGGAAAAACTTTTTTCGGTTTATCTTCATTTTCTTCGATTGTATGACAAACTGGACAAAGTAATCTTAGGTTATTCTCTTCTAATTTAAGAGTTGGATCTTCTTTGATTGGTATTACATGATGAACATGAGCACGCCTACCAAAGACGAACTGTCCACATCGTTGACAACACCCCTTCTCTCTTTCGTATACCTTTGACCTGACATACTTCCATGCATCAGTACGATAAAATGGTTTGTTATCATGATGATAGATGTTCTTCTTATCTTTCTTCTTCCTTGGTTTGTTACGCTTATGTTCTTCACAGTAACGTCCCTTGCTTATCTTGTTATGACAGCCATTGAAGTCACAGTATTTCATTCAGTATCATTCGTTAATTGCTCAACGATATAGTTACGAATTGATTCTTCTTTCTTTAACTTGCCTGGTACATCGATGCCATTATCTTTAGCAAAGGATAGTAACTCTTCAACATTCATATCATCCAGATTAATTTCAGTATCGGTATCAATTACTTCCACACCAACTACTTTATTGTCAGCATGCTTAATGATCATACTCTCAGGATTAACAACTACTTCGAATCCTGGTTCTTCACCAGTTGGAACAAATAGACTTCGTTTTTCTTTGTTATCCCAATACTCTGTACCAGATATTGTTTTTCTAATTTCAGTAATCATTTACATTCACTCTCCTTATAATTATTAATCCATGTAGCAATCTTCATTGTTAATAAAGCAGGCCAGAATATCGCTAAAAGAAAAACCAAAAATAAGGATGACATTAAAATTATATGTCCATGCTCTTTATCCTTTTTGATTGCTTCTCTTATGGTTGAATAAATATCTAACGATGCATAAACCATACCTACTATTAGATAAGCTAATAACCAAAGCATTGTCATACACCACCCTTTTCAAATGCAACACGTTTGCGCTTTTCTTTACCTAGATAACTTCAAGAACTCTCTCATGCCATCCACAACTTCTTTATCATTTTCAACAAGCTTACCTTTAACAAAAATATCCCCATTGCTTTTCAGAGATACCATTTCTTGTTCACCAACTCTCAAGGTGATACTGTCCTGAGATGTATCTCTTGCCAACTTATTCAAATCTCCATTATGCAACGTTAGATTCATCCTCTCACCTTCCTTAACATTACTTCGATTCATCATTGGTCCATTGCATTTAGGACAGTTCCATCCATCACGTATCTTATGAGAAGTTTCTTCAAATCCACAACTTTCATTTAAACACCAATGTTTTGTTAATGGCATTTTCAAAGCTCTTCCTCCTCTTCAATCAAATGCTCAATGCCCTTTACAGCTTCATCATTGAGGTATAAAGGAATCCTTTTTAAAATCTCAATTGCATCGTGAACCGACTGAATTTTATTTGGGTCAATCTTATGCGGATATGTAGGTTTTAATATTATTGTTTCCTTTTCCATATCTCTACACCACCTATGTAAATTTTATATAATAAAAGGAGAGCCTAAGCTCCCCCCTTCAATACCATATGTAACTCAACCTATACGATTAAAAAAAGCATCAATCGTTGGTTTTGTAAACTCAGCAACCGTTATTGCCGTAGTTAGTGCGATAAAAAATACAGCTACACTCATGCAATCACCTCCTGTTTTCCATCATACAATAAGAGGTGTTACAAACATCCTTAAATTTAATTATAAAAATATTAACATTCTATTACAATTCTTTACATAATAAAAAGCACTCCCTAAGGAATGCTTCTAATAACCTTATTAACCTAGTATTTCTACAAACACTTCTTTTAAAAACTCATTGAACACATCTTCTGTGAAAATTACTCCACGTTTTGTACAATATAACTCATTATCTTGAAGTACTATCTCCTCAAGTTTAGTTACATCAATACCATGATGCTTTTCGACATCTATTACGTTTTTTTCTTTATTAATAGAGATTCGTAGTAAAGTACTTTCAATTTTTATATATTTATCATCAGGTAAATTGATTATCGAATACTCTTTTTTGCTAGGTTTCGGAAATTCATTACGAATCTTTTCTATAGCTGGATATAATTCGGCGAATTTCTCCATTAGTACCTTTTCTTCACTATCTTCTCCAACATAAGTCTTCAATTTACTAATAGTTTGTTCTAAATTACTCACCTGTGCAACATTCCTTTCTACAATTATTTTTGGAATTATAATCCAATATAATTATAACACAAACAGAACGTACATTCCTATAAAAACTATTAATAAAAGAGCAACCGTGCACCAGTTGCCCTTTCGTCAATTTCTTATGTTATTACTATAATTCATTTTTTCAAGGGTTTGTATAATGATGCCTTACCTTAAGTAAATGTTAAGTTCTATTTGAGTACTCAACCTTTTCTCTCATAGCAGCATGTTTGTTGTAAATGTACTGTGAACTGTAGTTAAGTTCTTCAGCAATCTTTTCTAATGTCATGCCTTCCACATACTTAAGATATGCAATTTTATGTTCCAATCCTTTGAATGTATTAATTAATTTTTTCAGTTTATACATATCGTTCATTTTGTGCGCTAATTCATATTCAATTGCTTCAATACGTTCTTCTACTTTCGCGCCTTCCGATTCAGCAGTTAAACGTACTTCTCGCAAATCACCACTGACCCAGCGTTTTAATTCAGCTTTTGTTTTATCTAAGTTGTAATCTAGATACGCAATTTCTTGTTCTAATTCTTGATATACCTTTAGCCAGTTAAACAAATGATGATTCACCTACTTTCTTTGGAACTTCCACAATTCTATTACTCACCATGCACATTCAAATAGTTTTGAGCAAATCTTAATTGTTGACCAATATATTCATCATCCTCATTACCACCACTTACAATCCAATCTCTTATACGATTATTGATATCTTCCAGTACTGGTAAAGGTAACTTAGATGCTATTTCGTTAATTTGTTGTAAATAACTCACTTTATCGTCCCTCATTTCTACTAAGAAACTCTAAATTTCATAAAACGCGTTTATTTTCCTTTCTAAGACGTTTTACACTTTTCACGACCAAATATATTAAGAAAGAAAAACATCTTAGTGTTTCCTCAATCTGAAAAGCCGTTTTTTCGGCAAAATGGATTTTTAAAGAGAAATTAATCATTCCATTTAAAATGAATGTAATGTTCATAGTAAGATCCCCCTAAAAGGGTCTTTCTTTCTTCTTTCTTAAAATCAACTTTCACATCGTCCATCAATTCTTGTAATTTTTCTATAAAAACTTTCGAAAGCATCATATGCTTATTCAGATTATCAAAACAAATTTGATACTTATAACCTGAATATCCCTTTGCAGCACTTTCGATTATTGCAGCTTCCATTTCCTCAGCAAATTCCAACACTTTCTCATCGATGGCTTTTTCTTGGATTTTTTTCAAATTCCCCACTAAAGACATTTTTATTCCCCTTTCGATTCCAATAACGCTTTTGTTCAGTTTCTTTCCTTTGTAGGTAAATACTTTGTAGCCATCCCAACAGCATTTGGATGAGATGATTTATAATCGAAAGAAACACAACTCTTTCGCCAATTACTCCAAAAGTTTGATGATACTGCTTCAGAGTGCCATTTGAAAGTTTGATCAATAAGTTGTCTTATCATTTTCTTTCTCATAGTCTGAATAGGATAGTTTTTGGCATCACCCCAATGGGTAAGTTTACTAGCCTTTACTATTTGACGATTGCGTGTATGTCTCATTACGTCCCTCCGTTTTTATACAAAATTCAAATTGTATTAATATCCTGAGCCGAAGCCCAGGACAAATATTTATTCAGCAATCGTTTCTCCATCTACAATCTTTAATTGACCAGGAGCAACTTCCGTTGTTCCATCAGGATTAACGCTATATTCAACACCTTCATGCGGTTCTTCATAAAACTCATCAATGGACATTTGAGAAGGCTCAAGAATGATATCAACATTTCCACCAGCGAAAGGATAAAGCTGATTTACTACACCTTTCGCATCACTTTTTACATTTAATTTAATTGCTGTTTTCTTGCTATCACGTTGAATATTTGCGAACTCCGCACCGATTGGTTCAACTTCACTTTTCTCCACAGCTAGATAGACAATTGTACCTGGCATTTTTAGTAGATCATCAGCATGTGGCAATTCATCACTTAATACATGGAACATTAAAACTTCCTTTTTATCGTCCTTTTGCATTTTCTTGAATAATACGTTCAATTTTACCTTTGTCATGTCTTCCGACTCCTTTTATATTAAATTGATATTAGAACTAAAGTTTTTCTGTTATTTTAGTGCGTTTCTAGCCTTAGAAAGTCTTTCAGCCGCTTTCTTTCTTTGCTCTTCTGTCATAACTCTTAAATTTTTCATTGTTACCTGTTTTTCTTGAAGAATCCCCTTAACCGCTATCGGTCTTCCGTCCTCTTCTTCTAATGTTTTTAACTCACACAAATTATTGAGTTTTCGAATGTGTTTAGGAACAGTAGAGTAAACACTCCACTGCCCTGTACTATTGTCAAAAACCATTGTAGTTTCTTGCTCTTCACGAGAATATGCCATATTAAAAAGCTCCTGTTTTCAGATAGTATTTTGCCTGGTAATAAAATCTGTGATAAATATTGTGACCAATCATATTTTTGCTCATTGGTACTATTTCAAAGTTGTATTTTGCTTTAAGACTTTCCAATCGACCTTTTAAAGCCTTCGGATCGTATCTACTTCGATACATACCTTTCGCTATTTTTTCATCAAAGTCAGGCTCTTCCACAAATAATACAAACTTACTCTCTTGTGCCCTTATTAACTCATTAATAAATGCCTGTTGAGTGTCTTTCTGTAAATTACCTGTGATTTCGTCTACCCCATTTTTTCTTTCAATGAAACTATTTAAATAAATATCACGGGAGATACCCAATTCTTCATTTTTCGGCACCATACAACTGTAATCCCCATGATTTAATTTTTGTATTTTAACTGGTACATCTTTTTGAACTAGATAATCACGAATATGTTGATTCTGTTTCTCTCTTGTATCAATAACGATTGTGAGTGTTTTAAGAATGTTGTTTATTTCTTTATCTGTGTAGTGAAAGCGAATCATTTTGATTCCTCCAGTAACTCTGGGTTTTCGTAGATGTTTCCGATTACTATAAAATCAAAAATTTCTCCATATACACATCTCGACTTCCCAATTCCAATGTTAAAAGGCAACCAACCAAACTCTCCCCACTTTACAATGTGTTCCGCAAGTGGTTCCTCTTGGAAATGAATCCCGCCATCATGACGACTTACAATATCACCTTCATAAATCTCTTTGCCGTTTTTATCTTTTAAGCCTGTATATTGCATAACATTAAAAGGTCGTTGTTCTGGCGTTCCGGGGAAAATCTCCCATGCAGGTAAATCAAAAATTTCTCCCCATTCCATCATTTTTTTACTCATTACATTCCAAACTCGAAATTGATATCTCATCTTCATGCTCCTTTCCTTGCATATATAACCGCACGTTCATATATCTTTCTTGCCATTGCATTTGATTCATCATTTTCAAATTGACGATGATCCTCATAAACATCTGTCCAACCATTATTAGCAAGGACAATCGTCCACTCATAAAACAGTTGCAATGAATCTTCTTCTTCAACTAACCAATTGTGTAATTTTTGATTATGTTTCCAACCACAAAAATGATGAAATATCTTCATTAACGTAATTTTCTCCGCACTCTCATCTTTCCAAGATTGAAACCAATCATAAATAGCTTGATAGTTTTGTTCGGCAGCCTTCATTACTTCCGCTGGAATTAAATTTTGTTTTTTTATCGCAACTTGATTATCTTTTTCATCAAGATAGATATTTGCACCTGATTTCCAAATCGCACTTAAAATTAATAAAACCTGCAAATCTATCACCTCTGTTATCAGAAACTACTAAAAGTGTTACTGAAAAAGACCTAAAATCAGCATGTGTTACTTTTTAGTAACCCGCTTGAGCCTTAGAGCCCCAAGGGATTAAAGTACTTAGGTTACCTTTGTTACCTATTTTGAGCATTAAGCCCCCTAATAGAATACTTATATATATATTTATTTTTTGTTTATATATATTTTTAGTAACAAAAGTAACAAAAAGGATATAAAAGGTACCTTGAGCCCTTATGTATCAAGGGTTTTAAGTGATTTTAAATATGTTACTTTTAGTAACACTTTCGCTATTTTCATCGTTTTTCAGTAACTTTTGCTGTTTAAAAGTATTTTTTCGGTCTGCTAAAGTAACACCTTTGATGTAATACTTATTTTTGTTACCACGTTCTCTCTTGAATCCTTGGGATTCTAAAATTCGGTAAAATGCTCTATTTTTTAATTGATGCTCACCATTTCTAAAACACCAATTCGCATAAACTTCATATAATTCTTTTGCTTCGATTTGAACATCTTCTCTTTTAAAGCAACATTCGAACATAAACGGACCGAGAATATCCATTTCCTCTTTGTAATCACCTGTTGCTTTCATAACAATTGCCGGATCGTTTAGTCCCGACTTCTGCCACTTCAAGCAACCCTCAATCGCCCAATTCAGGATTCCTGGCATTTCCAAGCTAATTTTTTCGGGTAATTTCTTATCACGTTTCTCTTTGGGTAACTGTAGGTTAAATGGAACCAAACGAATACGTCTCCAAATACCTTCATCTACACCTTTAATTACTGGTTTATGGTTTGTTGTAAAGAACACTTTAAACTCTGGTATGAATTCAAAATACTCTTGTCTAAGGAAACGTGCTAATACTGGCTCACCGCCTGTTATTTGTTTTACAAAAGCTTCTGAGAGTTGTTCACCCTCTTCACTTTCGATTGCAGATACAAAGCGAGCTCCCACTAACCTAGCGATATCGTTATTAGCTCCTGTTTCTTTTTTCTTAATGAAAGTATCTGATTTTGCTTGTTTACCGTATTCACCCAAAAGGTCCTTAATGGTATTAATAAAGGTCGATTTTCCGTTGGAACCTCCACCGATTAGGAAGACCATTATTTGCTCCGTAATTTCCCCTGTTAGTGAGTAACCAATTAACCGCTGCATGTATTCAGTCAGTTCCTTATCACCTTGGAAAATTTGATCTAAGAAATTAAGCCATTCAGGACACTTTGCATTTTCATCAAAAGCAATATTAGTGATTTTAGTTAAACCAAGTTCCCGATCATGTTGTTGCAGCTTTCCTGTTTTCAAATCAACAATGCCATTTTCAACATTGAATAAATACTTATGCTTATCAAAATCTTCACGCTCACCTGGAACCAACGGCATAAGGTCCTTAATGCTATTCATTCGGATGTTTCTACGCTCGCACATCCGAGCCCATTTTGTTTCTAATTCATCTTCTGATTTATAAAGACTTCTAAGTACTTTTGCTGTAATTCTTTCAATTTCTTTTTTCGTATCCAGCTTCCATCGTTTGCCGTCCCAAATGTACCAACCAATGTCGCTAACATATTTAATTACATGCCCATATTCATATGCAATACGTTCAGCATTACCAAGTTCCGTTAAACGGAATTTCTTTTTCGGTTTGTCCTCCACAACTTCAACCGCATCTTCATTAATGAAATCAAAGGAAAATTCTTCGAATTGTTGCTTGTTATCTAAAATAGTTGTGGAAGTAGATGAAATAGCCGTTGCAATCGTTCTTTCACCGTACGTTTCGTTTGTATCACTAAAATGGATAACATCCCATTTATCACGAATTAAGCTAGTCTCACGAAACATCGTATCCATTCGAGTTGCTGATTTACCTGTCCAAAAAGCTAAGTGATTACATAAAGCAAGATCAGTTGCCGAATGGTCATTATTTATTAAGTTGCCATTGTATAACGAACGAATTTCATCACCATTCTTACTTCTAAACATTCTTTCCCATAGAGCATCATTCGAAATTTTGATTTCATCTTTTTCAAACTCTGCTAAATTTACACGACCTTGAATGTCGCTATCATCAAAATATTTTTCAAATACTTCAGCTAGTTCATCCGTTCGCTCGTATACATCATTAGAATTCTCACGATTTCCAGTAAAGGTAAAGAAGCGGCCGTATGAATAAATTTCTAAACCATGCTTTGTATTTTTCCGTCCAGTACCTAAAACAGATTGTGGAAGACCACCTCTGATAATGATGTGAATCCCATTTCCTGACGGCGAAAATTCTGTATAGCTATCTAATGTATCGATAATCTCTGTTGCAAAAGCATTTGTTTTTCCATCCACAACACACTTATCAATATCTATTCCGATGTAATTGTCCTGCCTGCTGAACACGAAACCTATTCCGTCATAGTCACCTTCTAAGTAAAATTTGACCGCTGTTGCAAATGTTGACCAAGTACGCCTATTATTCGCTTGGGCCATTTCGCCAGTGACCTGACACGGAACCTTGGTTTGCTTTCCATTTCGTGTTTCAAACTTCCACAATATCCACTGAGGAAGGGCCTTTAACTCGGCAGGAATTTCATTAAAATTGTATGGATTCTTTTTCATTTCGCCCACCATTTTTCTTGAGTAATAATTTCTAACGCCTGTAAGCAACGTTCGCGTTGAAACATGCCGAAATGACACTCATCACTATTTATCCTTAATTTTTCTGCTAAACATGCATATAAACAACCTCGACTAGCTACCCTTTCATGTCTCCATAACTTGTCAAAAATCTCGTGACATGCTTTACGTAAAATTTGTACATCTTTTGTTGCTAAAGTTCCGAGTGGATTTCCATTACTATGTGTACCAACGTTTGCTTTACAATCATGACAGTAGTAACATTTTCCGTTTCCATATTCACGACCATAAATTATGGAATTACTTTCCCTTTTCACATTTTCTGATCCACAATTATGGCAGTTTTTTATTATTTTCATGGTAAATCACCTCAATTTAGGTATAAAAAAGAGAAGTCGGTTAAAACCAACCTCTCTATTTAGTTATTAGAATGGTAAATCATCATCACCGATAGAAATTGGTTCCCCAACTTGTGACGGAGAATCTACTTTTGATACATCAAAATATCTCGCTTTTGGATATTTCTTGTTTTTATCATTACGATCTTCTTGATGTTTAACAGTTATTAATAATGACTTATTAAAAAGTTGCTTGGCCATATCATCAGCACTGTTAAATGTAGTTCCATTCGGGAATCCACAAGCTGCAATTAAGCTATTAATTCTTTTAATATTGTTTTCCTGGTATTCAGGATTATCATTATGAAAATAGAATGTGTTATATAGGATCTTCGCTCCTTGGTGTGGCTGTGGAACATCTGAACGAATCTCAAAATCTAATTCTAAAGTTGGATGACCTTGAAAGTCCTTTGCTGTTGCATTAATAACACTTGCTTCATATTTACCTTCTGCTACTAGTTCAAAACCTGTACTTACGTTTGTTTCATCAAATTTAAAGAATGACATTATTTATTTCCCCCTATTTTTTCATTTGTAGATGACACTATTAATTCACCTTGTACGCAGCCTTTACGCTGATCCAAATGATTCTTAGCATAAGTACTTTGGTCGCCTTCTAGGACAAATCCCCGTGTACCATCTGCTTTTTTCACTAACCTAGCAACAACACTAACAACACCCAAAATATGATTAACAATTTTATCCCGAATATCCGGAATAAATTGAGTGTACTGCTGCCCATTTTCATGTGTAATAGTATGCGTTGTTTCCCAAGCGGTAAAAATGATATTTGCATCTAAAGTTTTAAATGTTTCTACTAACTTTAAAAGATGGTTATCTAGTAAAGCGTAATCCTTCAATTCAGGCATACCACTTTTTGTATTTTCACCTTTCTTCAATAACCATAACTTTTGATAATGCGTTAAGTTATCGATAAAGATATTGTCGTATTTATTAATGTTCGCTTTAGCATGTCCATAAAATTGTAAAATGCTATCATGTGGATTACTTTCATCAATCTCCGCTACATCTACATTTTCATATCCTTCTAAAACTTGGCTTGTTCCATCAATATCAAGAACTAATGTTTTTCCTGGTAGCAACCCAGCAACCGTCGTTTTACCGTCACCCGGTTTTGAATACATGATAATTTTTGCATTATTACTTTTCGTAATTTCAGTACCGTTTTTGATTTTCATTTATAAATCTCCCTCCTATTCTTTAATATCTAATTCTGTAGCTTTACTTTGCAGACTCTCTAGCATCTGTGGAATATTAAGCCTTTGAATAATATCAACGGATAACTGTTCTTTTAGATTGTTTTCAAGCGCCTTAACTATTGTTTCCTCTGCATCTTTTCTTGCAGTTTGAATCATCGTGCTAACTTTAGAAGTAAGCTCCTTAGCGAGATAGTTTTGAATAAAATACTCGCTTATGGATAACTTTCTATCACCTGAGTACTTAGCCTCTCGGCCATTTTCATCAAGTGTTTTTTCAGTCAGATATCGTTCATACCTCATACCAATAAACTCACTGATCGGCATTAATTCTACTTCTGATCCCCAGCCATTTTTCTTATATGGTATTTTTAATTCATCGATTTTCTTTTCTAAGGCTCCATGAATAAAAGTATCTACAACCTCATTTGCTTTTTCCTCAACTTCACGTTCAATTTTTGCTAAAATCTTTTGTTCTGCTTTTTGAATCAATCTATCCTGTAAACCAGCAATAACTTGACTTTTGATTAAATCATCAAGATTTTCACCTTCCTCTAACCAATCTATATCTAATTCAATTTTTACTTTAGCCATTTTTATAAAACCTCCACACTGTAAGAAATAGATTCAGGTTTAACCGTAACCCCTGGAACAATTTGTCCATCCTCATCCACAACTACTTTTTCACCGCTGATTTCCGCAATCTTGAATTTCTTCTTCAAGTCACCCCATTTAACTTCAGTCTTTAGACAATCATCAAGATGATTTTCAATAGCATATTGAAGTACCTGGGCTTTATCTTTTTGTTCTGGCGCTTCACTACTCTTACGGGTTTTGGATTTACCATAAGGCGTGCTAATCGTTTTCTGTTTTGGATCTGCAGCAAGTTGTTCCGCATGGTAACGATGGATATGACTTTCAAAGAAACTAATGCTATCGTGGATAGGCTTTAATTCTTTTTGCTCCCATTGTGCAATACGGTCACGTTCAACATTTGCCAATGTTGTAATTTTCTTTTCTTCAGCTTTAAGTGCAGTCAATTTACGGAATGCCCAATTAAGGCCTTCCAAATCACTAATTTCAAATTGCTTCTCCGCATCCTGTAATTCATCAACTTCCGCTAATTCAATTTCTTGTAATGAGTTCATCGATATTACCTCCAAAGATATTTTTTATTTGCTCTCCCGTGTGGATAGAATAGTAGGTTATGCCGTTTCGCTTGAAGTTAGCTCGAAAAGGATAATCAGAACACTCACGTGTTACTACTTCTAAATCCCCTTTTTCGTTAAGGAGTTCTTCAAATAATTCATCAGTTACTTGTACTTCATTTCCAAAGACATTCAAGATTCCATGATTTTCTGCTGAATTTATAGCTTGTATATGTTCTTCAATCGCTTTAATATCCATTAAAATTCCGCCACCCTTTCATACTCCACAGTTTTGCGAATTACTTCTCCACCGACATCATTGGCTACTTGCTTTGATTTTTCATATTCAAATTCCATTGCACTTTTAGCTAACCTCGTTACTACCAATGGATCTGCATTACTAACAAATAAATTACCTACACTTACTAGATATGTAGTTTTAGTTTTTAATTGTCTATCCATTACGTTTCTCCTAATCTATAAGTTTGGAATTATACGAGTTACACCAGTAGTCCGATGGACCAAATGCAATTCCTTATTTACTTTCTTAAAAATCAACCAATCATGTGGATTTAAATTATGTGATTGAATATGAATCTTTTCACGTTTGTTCGGCTTTTTACCGTTCTTCAAGATATAGTCTCTCCTTTACACAAAATCAATTCATGCTATAATGACCTCAACATGTGTTTTTATTAGACCGTCAGCCCCAACTGGCGGTTTCTCTTTATTATCCTCTTTCCCAAGAAAAAGGATTTTTGTTTTATTGGCTTATAATCTGGATTCATCTTTTTAAACGCACGTGTTTTCGTTGTATGAACTGTTGATTTTTTCATTTCTAATTTCATAGCAATTTCTTCTGTGGTATACCCTTCACCAACGTGCATAATGATGGACTTTTCTTTTTCTTCAAGAACGCTCGTTACTTCTTCAAATTCGATATGTTTTGTTACCTCTTCTTCCACATCGATAGGAGACACCGCATAAAATCCGTGTACCTCTTCCTCCTCTTGATGATAGTCAATCGAATGAATGTTGATTTTATTCCTTTCTTCATGACTAATCCGTCTGCTAATCTTAAACAGGCTCCCTTTCAAGTGAAGCTCATCACTCATGGCCCATTTCATACCTCTCATTACGTATGCACTAAACGTTTCTATTCTCTCTGGATCATGCTTTAAACAACGCTCCCATAAATACATACGACCGAATTGAATTAAATCATCAAGTTCCATATTGTTTAACTCTGCGATTTTCGCAGCCCTTGTCATACTTCCAAATTGTTGTTTAATTGCAGCAAACACTAGATGTTGTTTTTCTTCAAACAAATCATTTGCCAACACTCCTTACCACCCTTTCCTTTTTATACAGCTCGAAAGCATTCAACATTTTGTCGCTCAATTAAGTACGGTTTTAAATTATATTCCAGTACGATATAATCACCGAACTTGTAATAAACATCACCTTGCATAATTTCATCACCATATACATCTTCAATTGGATGATCGGGTTCTTTAGTAGATTCCTTCCCACCAATGTCTTCCACAAATATTGCATCGATATTACTTAATCCAATGTGGAAGGGTACTTTCTTATTAGCACCTGTATACTCGATTTTTGTTAAAGCTCCAAATCCATTTTTAAACGTTGCAAACTCCTCAACTGTAAAACTTGCTGTTGCACCAGATTTAAAAATTACTGTTACTTCCCTCATTTAACTCACCTCATTCATTTTCTTTTCCATTTCAACCCACTCTTGCGGAAATACAATCTTTCCATCGAGAGCATGAACTACAGTAAAATCATCTTCATCGCAAATTCGAACTTCAGGAAAAATATGCTTTTGTAAATTTACGTAGTTCCAAGTTTCTTGTGCATTCGCAAGGTTAACCGTTGGACAAAACTGTCCGTCTTTTTCAATAAAACAATAACCTTTGAACAATTAACTCACCTCCCTTCGATCTGAAACCTTACGGTTCATTTCGTATAACTTACGTTTTGCTTCTGATTCCATAGCTTCTAATAGTAAAGGGTTATTTCTTGCTTCTGCGCATTTTTTAACAACTTCATGCCCTTTCATAATTCGTGTTGCTAGTAGTACTCCATTCATGCTTTTCACTCTCCTTAAGATTTATTGATCTAATGGATATATGTAAGTTAACTTGCTTTTATTTACTCACAATCTGATTAAAATGCTTTTCAAGAAACTCTTGCATTCTATCAGCTATAAACAACCACTTTTTCCCTCTAGACTCTGGATAATAAACAAAACCACCGTTATTAATATCCAATATTTTTTTATAACAAGGTTTGTAAAGAATATTTTGTGTTAACCAACCATAGCTATATCCAGTAGCTTTTTTTAAATCTTTCATTTCCCACCATGTTTTTTCTTTTTCCACTTAAAACCCTCCCGAAATATTGAGATACTCGATATTAATCTATAAAAAAAAGATACTCAATTGGTAAGCCTAACTTTTTTTTAATAACTTGCATCTCATAATCCGAAAATGAAAATTTCCCTTTTTCCTTCGCAGAGTATGCGTCTCTATTGATCCCCAATGCAATTGCCATTTCTGCAATCGTGATATCACGTGCCATTCTTTCTCTTTTTAAAATTCGTTTGGGTTTTAAATATTTCTTTCTAATTTCTTCTTTAACAGTCATTGTGTCACCTCCGAATTATCCGATGACCAAATAATATCGCACATCTCGATATTATTCAAGCTATATACAGAAATAATATTATGATACACAATATTTTTATTGTATCACGCGTTATTTTAGAGTATACTATCCTTATCGTATCAATGGATGGAGGTCACTTGAAATTGAAAAAAAATATTCTGGGTCCAGCGATCAAATATTTACGTAAATACAGAAGAATGACTCAAAAAGATTTAGAAAAAATTACTGGTTATAAACAAAGCACCATATCTGGTCATGAAAATAGAAATAGCACACTTGATGAGTTAGATATACAAAATTATGCAAAGGCATTACAGGTAAGTCCCCAAAGTTTCTTTACGATAGCAGAAAAGCTGGAAAAAGGAGAAAGAATTACTGATGATGATGTATCAGGGATTATCACTATAAACAAGGATCAGGAAACAGAAGATGATCCTCATATGGTAATCGCAGCTCACATGGAAGATAATCTAAGCAAAGAAGAACTACAAGAGGTAATGGACTTCATTAATTTTGTTAAAAGTAAAAGAAAATAGGAGCATTTATATGAACAAGTTGGAAACACTTATAGCACAATATCCAGAAATAACTTTCAACTTTAATAATGAGATGCCTAATGGGTTAAGTGGACTTTGTGTTGGTAGTGAAATATATATCAATAATAATCTTAATCAAACCATTGCAGAAAAGTACGTAACAGTTAGTGAGGAAATAGCTCACTTTGAGAAAGGCATAGGTAATATAATTAGACAGGAAACTATTACCGAACGTCAGCAAGAATTCCAAGCCCGAAAAATAGGCTGCCTCCGAATTGTTACAATTGATGCTTTAATACTATGCTATGAAAAAGGCATCCAAACACCTTGGGATATAGCAGAAGAACTTGAAGTTACAACGGCTTGTGTTATAGATGCATTTGAATATATCCGGATGACAAAAGGAGTATCTTTTTATCATAAAAATTACTTAGTTCATTTCTTAACTGATACACATATAAACATTCAAAAGTTTTAGTGAATTTTATTTTGAATGGAGGAGAAAAACTTGGCAAGTTTTGAAAAAAGAGCAACTGGTTGGAGGTATCGCGTTTCTTATAAAGATGGAGATAAATACAAAACAAAAACCCAAGGTGGATTCTCGACCAAAAAAGAAGCAGCAATTGCAGCAAGTGAATTAGAAAAAAAAATAAGTCGTGGACATAATTTAAATGCAGAAGATAAACTATTCTCCGAGTATATGAGAGAATGGTTTGAGGTATATAAAAAAGGAAAACATAGTCTATCGCATGAGAAAAACCTTTTACAATCTGTAAAATTAGTCGAAGAGCATTTTATTGGTGTCCGTATGAAAGACTTAAATAGAGTTTTATATCAAAACTTTTTAAATGAATTATCTAAAAAACGTGCTAAAATGACCGTCAAGAAAAAACATAACTGTGTTAAAGCATGTATAAAATATGCAATTGAAGATGGAATTTTGCATAGAGACCCTACTTACAAAGCTATTATACATGGAGAGAATGAAACAAAATCAGAAGAATTAAAGTTTATCAATCAAGAAGAGATGAAAAAAATAGTGGATGAATTACGCGCAAATTTGACACCACAATACATTTCAAGATATATAATTCTTTTTGCCATAGCCACTGGGGCAAGATTTGGTGAAATAATGGGGATGACATGGGACTGTGTAGACTTAGAAGAAAGAACAATTACAATCAATAAGACGTGGGATTATCGTGATAAGAATGACTTTGGTAACACTAAAAATTATCAATCTGTACGTACAATAACAATTGATAAGGAAACAGTGAGTATGTTAAAAGATTTACAAAAACACCAAAAAGAACATGCTCTGAAAACAGGTTTAAGGAATACTAAAAACTTGTGTTTTATTAATAATCAAATGGAAGTTATAACAAATAACGCTGTAAACAAAGTTCTTAAAAAGATTTGCGCAAGATGCAATGTTAAACCGATAACATGTCATTCATTACGCCATACACATGCATCTATACTCTTATACAATGGCGTTAATATAAAATACATTTCAAGAAGACTTGGCCACAAAGATATTGTAATTACACTACAAACATATTCACATGTCTTAGATGAAATGGAACAAAAGGAATCTAGAATCGTTGATCAAACTATGTTGAATTTGTTCCAATCAGTTATATAA